AAAAACGAACAACCACCAACACTTGACCAACAATTCAGGCTTTGCTATCAAATGCAAAAACGCCTTGATGATAAACCAGTTGGTACATTTGAAAATTGGCGACAAAGCGTTGTTCATATCTTTGCAAGAGATTTTGAGGCAACAAATTTTACCCAACCGGAAGTCTCAACAGATATTTGATAGAGCTGGCCGTAGTTTCGCGCCAACCATTGTCAGAGTTCAAGATGCTTTCGGCAGAGCAAGTATCAACAATTGCAGAAGTTGTGAGGATCATGAATAATGGCTGAGCCAAAGAACACATTTGGTTTTGATGTGATTGACAAAGATATTTATGCTGTACTTCGTACTTTTAAAGCCATGGACAAAATTGCAAGTGAAGATTTAAGAAAAGTTGCTCAAGAAATTGCTCAAGAAGCAGCAGATGCAATTAAGAACGCAGCAAGTTTTAATGGTCGTCAAGCATCAGCTCTTGCTTCAACAGTTAAAGTTGCCAGAGACAGAGTTCCAAAAATTACTATTGGTGGAGATCAATCAATCACATCATCAGGTGCTAAAGCCGGAGACATTTTGATGGGTGCAGAATTTGGTTCATACAGATACAGACAATTTCCAACACGTTCACCTATGTCACCAACAGGTAAAGGTAACGTAGGTTATTTCATATTCCCAACACTTAAAATGATGCAACCTGCAATCAAAGCAAAATGGGTTGCCGGAATTGATAAGATAAGAGATGAATGGAAAGGAAGGGCTGTAAGTGGCTGATATTAGGACGCTCAAATTAGCTTTACTGGCTGACACAGCACAGTTCTCTTCTGGCATGAATCAAGCTGGTAAAGACACAGATGATTTCAATACAAAGGTCGGAAACTTTGCTAAAGCAGCAGGTGCAGCATTCTTAGCCCTTGGAGCAGCAGCAGCTACAGCAGCTATCAAAATTGGTATTGATGGGGTTAAAGCTGCAGCCGAAGATGAGAAAGCTCAAATCTCTTTAGCTAAGACTTTACAAAACACAGTTAAAGCAACTGATGGTCAAATTAAAAAAGTTGAAGAATATATTGATGCAACACAAAGAGCTACAGGCGTTGCTGATGACAAATTACGTCCAAGCCTTGACAGACTTATTAGAAGCACAAAAGATATTACAGAAGCACAAAAACTTCAAACACTTGCACTTGATATCGCAGCCGGCACAGGAAAAGATTTATCTGTAATCACAGAAGGTTTATCAAAACTTTATGATGGGAATTTCGGTGCATTAAAAAAACTTGGTGTTCCATTAGATGAAACCATTGTTAAAAACAAAGATTTAGACGCTGCATTAAAAGTATTATCAAGTACTTTTGCAGGTCAAGCAGATGCAGCTGCAAACACATTTACAGGCAAACTAGATATTTTAAAAGTAAGAATGAATGAGATCAAAGAAACAATCGGTTATGCATTGATTGAACCATTAACTAAATTGGCTTCTAAGTTTCAAGAATCTATACTTCCACGCATTGAAGATTTTGTTGCAGGTTTAACAGGTGGACAACCTAGTTCAATGACTAATGCTTTACGTGATGCTAAAGGACGTGTTGAGGAAACAAGTTCAGGCATTGACCAACCTGGTACAAATGGTGGGTATTCTCTTGGTGCATCAATTAGAAGATTGACTGAATCAATAGCTTTGATGAATGAGGGTTTAATTACAGCAACAGGTTCAGATTCAGGCTTGACTAAGTTTTTAAATCTTTTAACTTCTGTTGTTGACAAAATTGAAGCTGGCATTAGTGCTTATGACAGATTTAAAGGAACAGTTGTAGGTGGTGCTTTGCTTGATGTTTCAAACCTAGTTAACCCGGCAGTAATTGGCTCACGTCTTGCTGCTGGCCAAAACTCAGTTCAATTCCCCAACACAGCAGCTAACTTAAAAGGTCAAAACATAACAGTCAATATTTCAGGTGCTGTTGACAAAATTGGTACAGCTAGAACAGTAGTCACAGCTCTTAATTCAGCAGCTAAACAAGGAACAGCCAACAAACTAGCTGCAAACACAAGTCTTAGGTAATTATGGCCTGGACTCCTGATGCTGTTGTCAAAATCAATGGAACAGCAGTAACCAACTACACCCTTGAAGGTGTCACCATTTCAATGGGTCGTGAAACCATTGATCAACAAACGCAAGCAGGATACGCCAGAATATCGTTTAAAGATTATCCACAAACCTCAGTTGCAATAAATAACACAGTTATAGTTCAAATTAAAAACTATGCTGGAACATTAGTAACTATTTACACAGGTTATGTAACAGATATTCAAGCTACTGTATTAGATGCCGGTGGAACAAATATAACCTATGTGACTGACATTATTTGTACAGGTCAATTGTCAAGATTGGCAATCAAAGAAGTTAATGCTAATGGTTATTCAGAAGAAAAAGATGGCACAAGAATGCTTAATGTTGTCACAGAAGCATTTGGAACAAAGTGGTCACAACTTCCTGCAACACAAAAATGGTCAGATTACACAACCGAAAAATGGTCAGATTTAATTAACGTTACAACTACTTATATTGATACTCCGGGAACTTATACTTTGTATGCTGAAACAGCAAATTTACAAAATGGTTATGATTACGCTTCAATTGTTGCAGATTCTGGATTGGGTCAATTATATGAACGAACAGATGGCTTAATTGGATACTCAGATTTAGATGCCAGAGCAACCTATGTAAAAGCAAATGGATTTTTAGAAATTTCAAAAAACAACATTTTGTCTGATGGCATAGCAGTTCTTACTTCTAGAAACAACATCATCAATGATGCCATAGTTACCTATGGAAACCCATCAGCAACAGTAGAAACTGTTGATGGAACATCAATAGCTACTTATGGAAAAATTGCTCAAAATACAACAACATTTTTAAAGAATACAGTTGATGCAGGTACTTATGGTGCTAGACAGGTTTTGTTGCAAGCATATCCAAATCCTGTTGTTTCAAATATAGGTATACAAATTGATGCTCCTACAATGTCAAGTACGCTCTTAAACGCATTAGTAAATACATTTTTTGGGATGCCTATTTCAATAACGGATATGCCATCTTTGTTATACCCAACAGATTTCTTTGGATATGTAGAAGGTTGGAATTGGACAATCAACAGGTTTACAGCTCGAATTGATTTAAACGTCTCAGATTTTGCCTATAGTGCCGTTCCTGTGGCGTGGCAAGATGTTTACGTTGGTGAAATATGGAGTACACTAGACCCAGACCTCAAATGGCAAGACGCTTTATTAGGAGTAAATTAAATGGCAACTACAACAACTAACTTTGGTTGGGCAATACCTGAATCAAGTGATCTAGTTTCACAGGGAGCTGTGGCAATAGCAGCCCTTGGAAACGCAATTGATGGAAACGTCTCAAAATTAACATTAAGAGATGTGACTGGAACATCTGATACTTTTGTTTTGGCTGATTTAAAAAATGTGTTAGTGCGTTATTCCTCAACTTCAAACGTTGCAATTACAGTTCCGTTGAACTCATCTGTTGCTTTTCCAACTGGAGCAATAATAAACATAATTAAAACAGGTGCAACAGGCACAATTACAATCGCTGGAGCAGGTGGAGTTACAATAGTTTCAGCTGCAACAGTTCCAGCAAGTCCAACAATTGCAATTCAATATGCAGCAGCAAGTTTAATTAAAGTTGCAACAGATACTTGGTACGTTGTTGGAAATATATCTTAAATGTTAATTTTGGGGATACTCGGTGGTAAGCGTTCACTAAGTGTAGATTATTTAATCGTTGCTGGTGGTGGTGGTGGTGGAGGTAGCACCGGAGGTAGCGCAACTACATCAGCAGGTGGAGCAGGTGGTGGTGGATACAAAACTGCCACAGGAAAATTATTTGGTTCGGGTTCATACACATTTACTGTTGGCGCTGGTGGCGCTGGTGGTACAGGTGCTGGCAATGGTGGCAACAATGGTAATAGCTCTTTAATATCAACAATTGCAACAGCAACTGCTGGTGCTCTCGGTGGTGGTTCTGGTGGAACAAGTGGTGACAGTCCAAGTAACGCAGGTGGAACAAATTTTGCTACATCTAACTGGGGTGCTGGTGGTGGTGGTGGTGGTAGCGCAACTGGTGCTAATGGTGCAACTAATACTGGTGGTAATGGTGGTGCAGGTTACACTTCAACTATTTCAGGCAACATGTATTCAGGTGGTGGTGGTGGTGGTATTTATTGGGTTGCTACACAAACTGGTGGAACTGGTGGAACTGGTGGTGGTGGCAATGGACGTGCAAGAAATGGAAATGGTACTGCAGGAACTGTAAACACCGGTGGTGGTGGTGGTGGAGCAGGATCAGAAGGTGGTTCAGGTTCTTCTCAATACACAGGTGGAGCAGGTGGCTCAGGAATAATAATTATTAAATATCCAAGTAACTACACAATTTCAGGTGGCGCAGGTTTAACATTCTCAACAACCAGCGCTAGTGGTATAAAAACAACAACATTTACAGCTGGAACAGGAAGCGTGAATTTCGTATAATGGCACATTACGCATTTTTGGACAAAAAAAATATAGTTGTTGAAGTCATTGTTGGTATAGATGAAACAGAACTAATAGAAGGATTAGAACCAGAGATTTGGTATGGAAATTTTAGAAATCAAAAATGTGTAAGAACTTCATACAATGGAAAAATTCGGGGGAAATATGCTGGCATTGGTGATAAATATGATGCCAAAAAAGATATATTTGTTTCAACTCAGATACCAATGATAGTGGAGGAAATAACGCATGAAGAACTTTAAAGCAATCGCGGCATCCTGGGGTCGTTCATTTTTAGCAGCTTCAATTGCATGTTACTTAGCAGGAGTCACAGACCCAAATGCATTATTTGCTGCTGGACTAGCTGCTGTATTACCTGTTGTACTTCGATACTTGAATCCATCTGATTATTCTTTTGGCAAAATCAACGTAAAAGAAAATGACGAACACTAAAGCCTGGACTGGTCGCGATGCTGCTACCTGGATGGCTGCAGCTCATCAATCTGGTCGTAGAGGTGTTAAAGGCATGTGTCTTAAAACATGTCGCCTAGCTTGGAAAATCCCTGCAAAATATCCATCAGCAATTGTTGCATGGAAAAACACACCTGCAAAACACAAACATTTTGATCCAATGAAAGCACCAATAGGGGCAACTCACTTCTATGAAGGTGGAAAATATGGACACATTT